ATTAAATCTCTTGTTGATTTATTTCCATCATCAACCACAACACAACTAAAATCATAGTTGTCTTTGATTGATTTATAACATTCCTCAAAATAATTTGGTCTGTCACATGTTATTATACCAACTCCAATTTTATTTTTTTGCATAATTTTTTTGAATTTCCTCTAAACAACCCATTAAATTATCTTTAGATTCTGGTTTTGGATCATTTTGTGATGGTATATATTGATATTTTGTTAAAAAGTAAGCATAAGAAAGATTTACACTTTGATCCGCATCTGAAATTTCTTTGTGATTTGGTTTTGTAATTTTAGAACGAGTTTTATCAACACCATTTGCAACAATTGCATTGTATCCTGTTGGAGGAAATACTTTCTTTTCTCTCATTCTTAAAATGTAATCAAGAACATCAAGATCTTTAGTATTAAAAAATCTTTCATCAAAAAATCCAACATTAGAAACAATACCATTAAATAAATAAATAAAATCTGAATTTAATTTATCAGATAATGTTAAAGTAAGATTGTTTTCATCATCTTCAATAGTAAGATTAGATGTTTCTGGACCAGAAAATGCCCAAATGCCGAATACTTCAGCCATTTTAATGGTTTTATTAAAAATATCAGGATCTTTAATGATTTGATTAGAGTTAATTAAAAAGAAATGTTTCAACCCTTTAATTCTAAAATTATGTAATGCCCAATTTCTTAATGTTGCAAATGGTACACCGTTTCCAAATCGTTTTCTTTCACAATCTGGTAATTTATTATTGGTATCAGATACTACAATTACGTTTTCGGTTCCTTCTGGAATTGAATCGTAACACAAGTTAAGGTCATCTTGACCATAAACATCAATAATTGCTATTCCTATTTTGTTTTTCATACTAAAGAATTATACATGTCTTTTATATATTCTACAACTTCTTTTTTATGTTCTATTTCAAGAGTTTTAATATATTCTTCTATGCTTTTAAGTAAATCAGATGTACCTATCTCTTTTTGTTCAGTTGTTTCAATTTTTGTTTTTTCCGCATCATGATCAACTCTTAACATTTTAGGGTTTAATAAAGAAATTTTATTAGTAAGTGATAATAATTTTTCCTGATCAATATTATCGTCTACAATTAGACTAACAAAATTATTTTTAATAATTTTTTCATCAAGATTATTGTTTTTTACATTAATTTTAAAGAATTTAGGAGATATATCATTTTTTATAAACTCAAAAGAGTTATCCTGTAAATCAAGTATGTAAATCCCTCTATCATCAAGGGTATCGCCAAAATTATGTTGATATGGACTGCCCAAATATATAATTTGTTTGTTATTTTCATATGTTCTGTGATCTTTTTTATGAAAATGTCCTGAAACTATGGTTGAAGCATAGTTAAAAAGATCTTTATAAGAAAACCCATGTTCGCACACTTTATATGTATTCATATAAAATGAACTAATCTCTAAATGTGCAAACATAACATCACATTTTGGTAAATCTTCAATTGTTGGTCCCCAAGGAACAAGACCTATTGTTTTTTCAAATTTAGTTTCTAGAATATGCGGAGTTTTATCAAAAACATGAATATTTTCCCATCCATCAAGTAACTTTAATGAGTTTATGTCACTTGAATCTTTTTTAAAACAATCATGATTACCAGTTGATATATAAACTGCTTCAAAATCTTTAAAATAATCAAAAAACTCTTTTGCTATTGATAAAGTTTCAACTGAAATTTGACTACGATTATGAAAAATGTCGCCCGGAATAATAATTTCATCAATTGAGCGTTCACGATAAAGTTCGGATGCCCATTTAGCGAAATCTAATGCTGTTTTATGAAAAATAGGACTATCTTGACCTAAACCAAGATGTATATCGGAAAAACAACCTATTTTTCTGCTTTTAATTTTTGCCATTAGGAGATTATATCACTTTTTATGTTTTTAGCAATCAATAATCTCTGTCTCGTTCTTTCATTATACTGATATTATTGTTTTTTGACATGTTATTAAATTGTTCAGACATAAACATAATCTCTCTTTGATATTTTTCATGAGTTTCATGCATATGTTTTTCTTTTTTAATTCTATTTCTGAATGCATTAAAAGCTATTCTTGTAAAATACGAAAAAGGATTAGTTCCCTTTTCTCTATTATACTTTTGTGCGATTAAAGCTTTCATCATTCGTATCACACCATCACCAACCATTTCTTCTCGGTAAGAGTAATTAATAAAATTTGGTGCATAGCTTAATTTATGGGAAATTTTACTAACCATTTCCGCTAATTCATTAGACATTTTACCACTATCATAATATTTCATGATTTCTTCATCAAATTTTTTAGGTTCAACGTAGAATTTAGTTTTATCCGCAGCTTTTCTTCCTCTTTTTTTAGGTTTATCATCATCGATTACAACATTTTCAATTAGTTCTTCAATAATCTCTACTGGTAAAGTTTCATTTTCAGTTTCTAAATTGCCTTCTTCTACTAAATCAACATCATCGTCATTGATTTCCAATTCAACATCGGTATCATCTTTTGAATCATAATGATCATCCATTAATTCATTATCAATATCCTTATCAAATGGATTATCTAAATTATTATCTAAAAGTTTTTTTCTTTTATTAAATTTTTTTTGTTTCATGGTTGTATTTTTCATTTTCATAAAGTTTTATTCGTTCTTTTATATGCGTTTTGCCATATTTTGTGTTATCTGCAATATCAAAAATAGTAGCCATTGATTTTGTTGGATGTAATCGAAGTGCTCTTCCAATAGATTGCATAATTTTTATTTTAGCTTTACCAGCAGATGCAAAAATAATATTATGAAGATTTGGAATATTGATACCAGTACTGAATATTTTAGAAACAGCAACTGCTATTACATCACTTCTTTCTTCCATCAAGGATCTTATTTTTTCTCTTTCTTCTATTTCTGTTGATCCTTGTATAAAATAAATTGGTCTATCGTTTTTACATACTTGCTTTAGAGCGAGTTCAATATTTACACCGTGATCTATGCGATCAACCATAATAATTGTATTATTATTCAATTTAGATGCTAATTTTGCTATTATCTCATTTCGTCTTACGTTATGCATCAAATATTCAATTTCATTATTGTATGCTTCTGCTGGTCTAATTACATTTTTAGTAAAATTTGGTATATTGTCATGCTTAATGTCTAATATTATTATTTTAAAATTTGAAACATAATTTTTTTCTCTTAAGTCTTGTGTTTTTTCTTCGTAAACTATTGGACCTATCTTTCCTATAATATTCCATTGATCAATTAATGAGGGTGGCATAGTTCCTGTAAATCCAAACTTGTAACTGCAATTTACAAGTTGAAATATTTTATTAATTTCATTTCCACGCCTTAAACCATGCACCTCATCAACAAGTATAACATCAATATCATCTAAAATTGATAAATCAGTTTTATCGCTTAATAAAATTTGAGTTCCTGCAACAATAGTAGTGGCATCTGGATCAGGTATATTGTCACCCGACCATTTTGTAACATTATCCATGCCGTATTCTTGAAAATCCTTTGCTGTTTGAGTAACAAGTTGTAAAGATGGAACAATTACTAATGCTTTTGCGTTTGGTTTTCCTATAGATAGTCTTATACTTTCTATGATACCTGACATGATAAGGGTTTTACCACCAGCTGTTGGGATAACAACGACACCTCTACCTTTTTTGAGTGCAGCTTTAATTGATAAATCTTGGTGATCTCTATATGTTAAAGAATATTGTTTTATTGTAGGATTTTGAAATCCAACATTAATAGTTTTTTCTAAACTGCTATCAATCTTGTAAAATAATTGTTCAGATTCAAGGTATGCTTTAATATTATCAAATAAACCTACATCAAATCTACCAGATGGTGTAATTGCATATAAACGTGCAGGTGTAAACCTACCACCTCTACCATGTGCAGGATTTGCAATAGAAAATTTATTTCTTATTAAACTTAATGTGTTTACATCAGTAACAATTTCACCTTGCTTGTTATTTAATAAATTTAATTCGATCACGTTGTTTCCAACACCATTAATTTGGTGGCATTACCTATATCATAGGTAACAGAACTGAATATTTTTTCTACTTTTTCAAGATATTCAATAACAAGACCTATTTGTTTTAGGTCTTCATCAATCTTCCTTATTATTTCAGAAGATTCTACTTTTTTATTTAAAGCGGTTTGTGGAATACCTGTTGGAATTCCATCAGTTGTTAATTTAAATAAAACTTGTTCTTTTAATTCCTTTTTCTTTTTTTCTAAATTATTTTTTTCAATTTTAGAACTCATTAATCGTGCTACCCATTTATGTTTTATTGATGGAAGCATAAGTTGTTTCTCAAGAATATTAATTTGATCATATCTTGTATCTTCTTTTATTTCTTCAAAATATCTGTCGAATAATTCCATAAACTTTATAAGTATTCATTATAATATCATATGTTTATTAAATTTCAAACATTATTTAATACAATATTAGAAAATACCGTAGGTACTGCTGGTATTAATGGCATGTCTGGTGCTGGTAATACTGATTTTAGTGCTTTTAATGCACCAAATCCTAATTCCGCATATTCACCTGCTACATTTGATAAATCATCTATAAAAGGTGATTATGCTGCTAATAAATTATCTATAGCAATGACAGCTAAAAATAAAAAAAAGAAAAAACCAATTAAAAGAACTTTTCCAGAACTCGCAATAGCTAAAATACAAAGACGATAATGGATAATGGACATTGGATATTAAATGAAGGTGTAGAGATAACACCAGAAACATTTGGTTTTATATATGAAATAGCAAATACTATTACAAATAAAAAATATATTGGTAAAAAACAATGTCAAAGTAGAATTAAAAGAAAACCTTTAAAAGGTAAAACTAGAAATCGTATTGATTTTAAAGAATCTGATTGGAAATCATACACTAGTTCTTCAAATGATCTTAATGAAGAAATTAAAAAGTATGGTAAAGATAAGTTTGTATTTAGAATATTAAGAACTTGTGATTCTAAATGGGCTTTGGCTTATTTTGAAATTAAAGAACAAATTGATAAAGACGTTTTATTTAGAGATGACTACCATAATGGCATAATAAATTGCAGAATTGGCAAAGCACCTAAAACTGAACTAGAGAAATTTAAAGGTAAAGAGGTAATTATATAGATATGAGTCACTGTATTTATTGTAATTCCACCACATACGGAAGACCTTGCATTTTTTCACCCCAAAATACCCATGTTCACTTTGATGCACCCGGAAAATGTATTTATTGTGGTTCAAAAGTAATTGGTTCTGGTTGTTTGTTTAATCCTTTTGGTAAAATCCATGTAAGAGGACCAGAATTTTTAACCAATTCAAAACAACAAGTGGAAAAATCAGCTGTTTTAAGTTATTTATATGAAAATATCAGCAATGATGCACCTAATGCCCCTTTAACGCCCCTTAGTAGATTTTACAAGCGTTTGTGTGGTATCGTTAGTAGTGTTGGTCAACCTTTACTTGAAGCTTTAAGTCTTCAAGAAAGACCTACATATGCTAATCTATCAAAAGAATATAATATTAAATCTTTTGAACTTAAAGATAGACTAGTAGAACAGTATAAACAACTTAATGAAACTATAAATCATGCTAACTTATCACTACCTCAAGAAGTAGTTGAAGAAATCTTAGTCGATGCTATAATATCGGCTAGTGAAAAGAAAGCATAAACAGTATTTTGTTTATTATCTTAAAGATAATGTTCTTATCTTTGATGTTTTTGATTATATAGAAGAACTAGCAGCAGATTATGTTGATTATTGTTCCGAATGGAACCTTATAAAGGACGATAAAGTTACACAAAAGAACATAAGAATCAAAGAATACATTGAGTTGTATGTTTCACATGCGTTAATTATCATAAATGATAAACTCAGCAAATGTAATTGCAAAGGTTTATGTTATTTTAATGTAAAAGATCAATTTAACGTATGGTCAACGTTTTTTGATGATCCAAATTGTTTTATTTCTATAGCTAAAAGAGTTCTTAAAAAAAGATTACCTAATTTTATTGAAACTGATGAAAAATGTCTGTTTAAAAATATAAAAGGTACTTTTCAAGGTACACCCTGTTTGATTCCAACAGGAGAAGATGAAGATTTTTTGTTAAAATCTTTAAAAAAATTAAAATAACCTATTGACAATAGCATACCCAATCGGTATAATATCAATGTGTAGTTCTTTTAGTAGATTTATAATAAATTTAATACTATATAATAGATTTTAATACTTTTTAATAGTTTATAATTGACTAATAATGGTTTTATAGTATTATAATTTTATGAATAATATAATAGCCATTGGGGATATTCACAATCATTGGGTAGAGGCTGAACAGATAGCCTCTCTGTATGAGAAAACCCACACTGTAGTTTTTATAGGTGATTACTTTGACGATTTTGGTGATACGGCTCAAGATGCAGATCAAACTGCTCGTTGGCTTAAAGAATCGCTTGATAAACCCAATCGTATCCACTTAATGGGTAATCATGATATAAATTATTCGTATTTAAACTATCGTAAGGACGAACTTGGTAGTCTTCAGAATATCTATAACTGTTCGGGTTATGATATGAAGAAAGACGATGCTATTAATCGTGTCATGACTGAAACTGATTGGGATAAAATTAAATTTGCTCATTATGAGAATGGATGGTGGTTTTCTCATGCTGGATTTCACCCTAATTGGTTTGAACATCCCATTAAAGGCATGGATAACGATGTTATTTTAGAAAAACTTGCAAAGGCTACTGATGATTACCTTAATCGCACTTGGAATGAAATCATTGGTGCAGTAGGTCGTTGCAGAGGAGGTATGCAAAGAAGAGGTGGTATACTTTGGCAAGATGCTTATAGTGAAAGTTATGTTATTCCAAACTTTAAACAAGTTTTTGGACATACTCCCACTATGGGTAAAATTGATGTCATGATGGATGATGATATTAAAGGTGGAATTAATGTTAACATTGATTGTGGTCTTATAGAGGTTCTTGAAATAGGTGAAGATGGAATTTATGGTATTCTTGATACAGGTCTTCCCAACTTCTATCTTGTTGCTCAAGAGAAGAGAAATAAAAAAACAAAAGAAAATATTGACAAGTTAATTTCTTATGGTACATTTTAATATTATGGATGAAAACGTATTATATTATCTAAGAGATATTGCTGGATCATTAAATTCAATTGCAAATTCTTTACAAGAAGCAAACAAACC